GGCCTGCAGGGGCTTCAGTAAAGAACTGAAGAAGTGAGGAGCCGTCGTCTTGGTCTATTAAAACGCTTTTGGAATTTAGAACCAAAACGCGTACCTCGTCCTGCTGTATTAAGTTATTCCATCTAGATGATAGATGATCTAACTTTTTACCACAGAAGGAGAATAGACCAGACATCCCGCAGCCAGGACCCACTATGGGAAGTATCTTTCGATACTTCCCTAGTCCGGTAGTCAGTATTTTTGACGCTCTCCAACATCCCTTTTTCCAAAGGTTATTGGAAGTATCAATAACTGCCTGTCTCTTCTGCGGGCCGTCGCAAGATAATGTTCTGGGCTTAACGGGGGTTACATCGTAACCCTTATAAGCATCAACACCACACGACTCTCGGAAAAATCCGAGTGAGAAGGACTTTTGGTGATTAACCTTAAGTCCAAGTGTGGTTAAACCAAAACATATCTCAGCATACCGAGAGTTAGGCGCGATAATATCGTCGCCGTAAACTCTTACCAGGTGACGTATCTTGTAGATATCATTCCAATGTATGCGCTTGTTTGGTAAACAAGCTGCAATCACAATACAAAGGAATGCTATACTTTGAACAGGAAAAGTCACAGCAGTTCCTTGAGAGGCGAATTTCTTAAGCGATAATATATCGCCGTTTATAGAAACTCGTCCTATTCTGCAAGAATTAAGAGCATCTAGGAGAAATAAATTCTTCCTAAATAAACGCTCAATAACCTTACAGGATAATCGATCACTCGCACTACTCAAATCGATAGTGCAAAGATCTCGATTCAAGGATGCCTTGAGAACCAGATTTCCAGATTTGTTCTGGTCATCTAGTGATATAAAATGACCATCAAAAGTATTGGTCATCCAATCACTTAGAAAGCGTCGTAGTGACTGCTGACACCACTGTGATTCAGTTGTTTCAGCAGCTATCAGCCTAGGTCCCTTAGCAGTTTTTGGAACTGCAAGGAGTCTAGACGGATAATCGACGTCTTCTGGATCTTCTACGATAGAGAGGTTTGTTCTACCAAACTCTTTATACGGGAAGATTTTCTCGAGGCGTTTAGGCCAAGAAGAGAAGGAGTATTTATTTATGACTCCTCTCCTCTCGGCTACTGCACCTGGTCCATGCTTGAAACCGATCCCTTCGCCGGCAGCTTCGCAGCTGTCGGAGAAGCCTCCCGGAGTAAACTCTGGGATGGATTGGCTGAGAATGTCAGCGACTTGCTGAATTCTCTGGAGGAAATCTCGTTTCCATTGCCTGTCTTTAGGGACAGGATTAGTAGTATCATCCAGATAGTCACAAAAGTGAATCCGGTTGATATCACCAGTAGGATCGAGATTGACTTCTCCCCACCTGAGGGTCGGTGGAGAAAGTTCTTTCTCAACATCATAGTACTCCTGTATGGCTTTGTTAAGTCGTTCAGGGGTGCAATTCACCTCGAGCTTCTTTCCAATAAGACTAAGTTGTCTTATAAAGAAAATAGCTGTAGGATCGATGTTGTCCTCTTCAAGCAAAGAGCCATCTTTACTAAAGATTCGCAACCAAAGTCCCGAGAATAATCTCGGCACTTTTACTTTAGAAGACCTTCTTTTTGAAAGAGGTCCGCTTAAGTTGAGGCGACCATTCTCTAAACCATCTAATAAGATGGAATCGAGATTGGGAAGGTCTAGAGTGAATAACCCTAGACCTCTATCTTTAGAAATACGGGTGATTCGAAAGAAATCCTTCCAAATATCCGTATAGCTCGGGTATGCTGCAAGGGCATCTTCACAGATACCTTGCACGACTTGTACTATACCAT